AACCTGAACAAGATGTCCAAATTATTCCGTTTGATGAGGTCGTGACTATATGCTGACCACCTGCCACAAACAAACCAAGTTCAGACGACCATGCAATCGATGAAAGTGTATGTGTACTAATTTCTTGTTCAGTCCATATAGCCCCATCTGGTGAGGTAAAACAAAATGCTGTTGAGGGATACGATCGACCGTCTTGCCCTACCGCAACAAACAAACCCAACTCAGGTGACCACGCAATCCCATATAGTCCACTCCCGTATATTTCACCAGGGAAGTCAATAGGATAAGTCGTCCAAATTTTACCGTCAGGTGAAGTACCAAAATGACCACTAGTTCCATACGTATCACTAGAATAAGCAACAAAAATTTCTAACTCCGGAGACCATACCAGACCACGCCAATACATTCCAGGAGTAGAAGCAGTTGACCATACAGATCCATCGAAAAGAACAAATCCTTCTCCACCCGCAAATATTAAAACGCCCTCAGAAGAAACCGCTCCATCTAGTAAAGACACATAAAGGTTAGATTCGTAAGTGTCGAGTATTTTTGTCCAAGTTATACCATCGGGAGATGTCCAAACATTACGATATGTAGAAGCGAAGAATAACGACCGTGAAGGGTCCCAGATAATATCAGTTGGAGGCCACAATTCGAATGGATCCGAAGAGAATTCCCAATCAATACCATTAGAGGAGATACCAATTGGTGAGCCACCACCTCCTGTAAGGACAACAAGTTCGGAAGACATGAGTTAACCCCCAGACACTTGACCGATGCCACAACTCACAGTGATCTCAGTCTGACCAACGGCTTCTTCCGTCTGTTCAAGTTGGTGTCCCATTCGATATACACCATCCGACTCTGAATCCCATCCACCCCAGTATGAATATGATCCAGCCGGAGCATCAAACACTACTTCACTGCTCCATGCAACTCCGACAGTGGCAGGTTGTTTGACAGCACCAAGAATGCCTTCGACACCGCCTGCTGTGAATGTAACTGCCAATCGAATATATGGCGGTGTTCCACCAGTCGCTTCGTTTGATCCGTCAATGCCTGGGGTATCTGTATGCAGAGACAGAAACTGAATACGAGATGCCTCCTGATCAGCAATAAAGTTACGATCTGCATCAGATATCAAAGTTGCCATTGTGGTTCCTCTCCTAGATAGGCATTGTTATGACAATGAGTCCAGCAGGTAGTCGTGCGGTCATGCCAGTTTTTATCAAATATGGATTGGTTATCCCGTAACCAAGATACACCCCATATGAATCGTGAAGTGTGTATCCTAGAATCTGACCCCAGTCAACAGTTGCTGGTTCAAATACAACGTCAATTGCTGACTCTATTGATCGAGAACCAGCCCCCATAGATGCCCATGTAGAGTAATCATCAAATGGCATCCATACCGGACCATATTCGGGAGCATCTGGAACAACTATTCCAGTCCCATTAACGTCAGATGGTAGTTCAAGTGTAAGTCCTACATTACATCCCTGTGGCAAATTCCAATTTGCGGTAAAGACTCCTGCTAGAATATTATCAGCAAATATATCACTGATGTGTCCATTAGCCATATCAGAACCCACTTATCCTATTGTGCGTAACAGTGAAATAAATAATCTGAGTGTGTAGTTCTAGAAAACGTTGATCAAGAACTCCGGCTTGACCTACAGCCCAATCGGCAGCCTCACACTGCCAAACACCACTCAACCCATCCCACTGCCAAGATAATAAATATCGAAATTGGCTCATTGCATCAATAACTACTTGGGAGTCGGCTTGAAGATTTGCCTCGGTAGATATGACATGTACCCCAATGTTTGCAACACGCTCGGACTCAACCACACTGGATGGATAACGTCCTTTAACCATTGGACTATCAGATGTAACTCGTCGATGCCCAGTCTCACCCGCACTAAATGTTCCGTCTGGAATATAGTACTTGTTCTTCTGCTCCAACTGAAGATCGGGCAGGCCTAGTTCTTTTCTCGTCACAACGACTGATCTGGTCATATCCCTACTCCAACCATCTGAGGAGAGTCTCCGCCTTCAGCCAATGACAACATTCGATCGTTCGCCCTTGCTCGACGAAGAAGACTGTCTCCATCCTGAATGGTACCGATGTGGAACTCCACTGGACGAGGAGCAGTTTTTTTGTCATCGGCGGGTTTTGTGTTCACCAACGAAGCAAGTGCTTTAATGTTATTGTTGAGCATTTGTGTAGATGTTGTTGGAGTCGCAAGAGACGATGCTGCAGAATACGCTGAACCAACTGAAATCTTTTGAGAAGGCAACAACGTGCTAATTAGGCCAGCATCTTTCTGGACCTTTGTCAAATCCAACACTGGAGTGATGGTTGGTTGCATATCCATAGGCTCGGTAATGAGATCAGAAACTCCGGATATCGACTTTCGCATTGCATCAATAGCATTACTACCAACACCCTCCGCTGCTGTCGACGCAAGACCCGAATATGCTTTTAGACCATTAGCAAGTCCTTGCCCTGTATACATACCAAATTTGTACGCTTCCTTTGATGGAGATTTCGCTCCAAGAACATCGGCAAGTTTGTTAAGAATAGCCCCACCAATAAGTCCTGCATGCTTTGCTACCTCTCGAATTGCAGCGCCAAGTCCATGTACAAGACCTGCACCAACTGCTACAGCCAACTTTCCTGCAGCCGTACCAATTTCAGCAGCGTGATCATCAATCGCCTTCGAAAGTCCATTGACAAAGTTAAGAACGAAACCAACTGCTGAATCTAGAATCTTCTTAATATTTGCAGGAGAACCAATGCTATTAACAAACGCAACAAGAAGATTTACAGCAGCAGCGACAAGTTTCGGAACACCAGTAGCAAGAGCATTCAGGAAATTCGTAATGATGCTGATTCCCACAGCCGTTATGTCACCTACACGACTATTCAATGCCGTCATAAGCCCGATAATCATTTGAAGACCAGCAGCCGCAAGAAACGGTATCAACTGAACAAGTTTTGTAACCAGAGATATAACCAATACACCCATAGTGTAAACCAATGGGGGAATAATGTTGTTAAGCGCTGTAAGAAGGGACAGGAGTATTGTTGTTAAAGCAGTAACAAGCGTAGGTCCGGCTCCGCCAATAACTTTCGCGAATGCAAGCATACCGAGACCAATTTGCTGTGCAAACAATGGGATCAAACCGAGAAGACTCGTAAAACCTGCCATAAGAACCGCAAATCCTGCTGTTCCAATTGTCGCAAACATTGCAAATCCAACAGCAAAGAGCGCAAATCCTGCACCAGCTACTAACATTGCTGTGCCCAATAGCATCATTGTTATACCAAGGGCAAATAGAATAGGAACCACTGGTCCAATAAGTAAACCAGCAACACCAAGAATTAAGAAAACGGCTGAAATAGCCACAAGTCCCTTAGCGATTGATTCCCAGGATAACGAGCCTAGGATTTTCAGGACAACAGCAAACCCAGTTAACGCAAATGCTACAACAACTAAGGCGGCTGCTCCAGCCATAGCACCTGTCATCGCATTTACAGCAATGGCTATAATCCCAAGAGCCAACCCCAAAGTTATGATACTCTTAGCAATCTCAGCAACCGACATGGCTCCTAGAATTTTCAACACACCAGAAATGACAAGCAATGCGCCTGAAACTATAAGTAGACCGGCCGCAGTGGCAGGCATATTCGGTGGAAATGTTCTCATAGCCAACCCGATGGTTCCAAGTGTCGCAATCATAAGGAGAAGACCTTTAGTCATCACACCATAATCCATCGCCGCATATATTCTAATTGCGATCGAAAGAGACATAAGAGCGAAACTTAGAATAAGAATACCTGCGGCTGCCTGAACCATTCCTATAGTACCATTGACAAGTTTAACCATCCCAGTCAAAAGAGTAAGTACGACACCAAGAGCTAGAATTCCCTTAATAAGCACTCCTGTATCAGTCTGTCCAAGAGTAATTACAGAACTCGATAGAATCCTAATAGCTATAGCAAGAAGAATAAGGCCGCCACTTTGAGCCATACCTCCCTTATTTGCTTCCGCCATCTTTGTAAAAAGACTTAACGAAGCAAGAATAGTACCAACACTAGCAAGACCCTGAGCCAATTGTACTGGACTAAGACTACCAAGTTTCTTAACAGCGCTTGCTAGAATAAGAATTGCTGTTGACATCAGGATAAGTGCGCCACCAGCAAGCATAAGATTAGCGCCAGCCTTACCAGTTGTTTTCCAACTATCCCCTTCTCCCTGTTTTGTCATCGTGAGCATTGACTTCATAGTTGCAGTAATCATAATCATCAATGCAGCGATGCCAGCAAGACCAGCCCCAAGCCGCGTCGGATCGAGTGTTGAAAGCACATAAAGTGCTGCCACTAGAACACCAACGGAAGCAGCAATCTCAAGAATAATCTTCGCCTTAACACTTTGCTGCATAGTCTTTAGAGAACTCGTCAACGCGTTAAAGGTTCCACTAACGGACTTAATAAGACCGCCCATGTTACTAAGAAACTTACGAAGTGCTGCATACATAGCAATGAAGAAACCTGTATTAAGTAAAGCCACAGCATCCTGCATGTTCAATCCTTTGATGTACTCGGTTAGTTTATCACCAATAGCCGAGAAGACCTGATTGATAGGATGCAGAATCTTTCCTAGAACGTTTCCAACCTTAGAGAATGCGTTAGTGACACCATCCCAAACACTCTGAAGTTTCTTACCTACGTCACTAAAGATAGAGAGTGTTCCGCTTGCTCCAGTCGCTACTCCACTGGATAGACCCTTGAACATACCTGTAAAATCAATTTTGAAACTCAGTTGACCTTGAAGTTTCTTAACCATAGCAGAAACACTGTTAAACGCAGTAATAACTGGTGCCAAAGCCTTTAGCCCAAGACTTGAAAGGAATTTACCTACAGCCCCTGTAACCTTTGAGATATTACCAAGCATGTTTAGAATGTTTGCCCGAACACCGTTGAACACAGCAATAAGACCTGAGAAAGCTACTCCCATTTTGGTGACAAACCCAGAGGTGTCCCCTTGGAACAAAGAAGCGAACGCGATGGCAAGCATACTAATAAACTTAACCAAAGGACCAAGGACATTCTGCTTCGCCTTGTTCATACCATCGAAGAACGCCTTTATCGCGCCAGTTTTAACCACAAGATCATTGATCTTACTGATGAATGCACCAACTACTGCAGTGAGTGCTAGGAATCCACCAGTACCACCTTGAACAATACTAAACATGTTGAAGAAGGTTGAAATCATACCCTTAACTAGTGCAAAGACAATAGAAAAAATCGAGAAGATTCCTTTAAACGTGGTCTTAAGATTAGCGGCCTCATCTTTTGTAAGTATGAGTTTTGCTACGAAATCCCTGAACACAACGGTTATGTCTACAAGTTGCTTGCCAGTTGTTGCTGGGAATATTTCACGGAATGCTTCTTGAATCGGTTTAATGACAGACATCAATGCCTGAAACGAAAGCGCTATTCCTTGAAGAAGAGTGGAACGACCCCCGCCTTTGTTCCATGTGAGAAGCAATTTGTTTCGTGCATCGTATGATTTCCAACAGCGGTCCACAATACAGAAGCTTGGTCAAGGTTACCAATGACTAATTTGAAACTCGAAGCCCATGACGTAACAACGTTTGAGGTTAGTGTGTCCATCAACTGAGTAAATGACTTTACATTTGTGGCTGAGTTATTAGCAGTGGCACCAAGTTCCTGAATCTGCTTAATCTGTTGTTGCGTATAACCCATAGACTTAAGTTGACTAGCTGACATGTCTCCGGTGTATTGCGACAATGTCTCAAGAAGAACTTTCGATGTCAACCAGCCATCCGTAAGAGAGTCCTTAAAACTCCCTTCCTTCTTAATCATTTTATCAACTTGAATTCCATGAACACGTGCTGTTTGTTTAAGTTGATTCTGGAAATCCGTACCACCAATACCAGCGGTAACCACAGAAATCCAGTCCTGAGCCTTAACAGACCCACTAGCAATTGCTTGAGAAAGTTGATAAATTGCAGAGTTCGCTTTATTTGCGTCACCGCCAGTAAGTGACACAAGGTTGTAAATACCTTTAATCCCTGTAACAGAATCTCCAAGTTTAACACCCTGAGCCGTAAACAAACCAATCGCCGTGGTCATATCACCGAAACTATAAATAGTTTTGTTAGCATAGACGTTCAAATCGGCAAGCGTGTTATTTACATCTTTAATTGTAGCACCAGCCGTTTTGGTGTTAGCAACAATTGTCTGAAAAGCCGTAAGACCAGCCTCATACTCACCGAACCCTTTACCAATCGGTCCAATAGTAAGAGACTTAACCATAGTCATGCCTGCGTTTACTGCTTTGTTTGCAATAGTCGAAAGTGCTGTAATGCCAACAACAGAAAGTGCACCAAATTTTTCCGATAGTTTGTCTACAGCAGATGAGACACCATCAAGAGAGATGTTTTTCGCAGACGATGCGATGCCATCAAGAGCTTTGGTGGCTCCCCCAGAACTAAGACTCGTCTTCAACTTATCCAATGAGCCAAGAGTTGACTGGATACCTTGTTGAAACTGAGCATTGTTGAACTTCATAGAAACAACGCGCTCTTCAATAGTGCTCATGCGGAGGTCACCACCTTCCATACAGTGTTAGAGATCTTGTCGAATATGGGTTTGATAGCGGGGTTGATATAGTCACGTCCTTGAACATACCCACCCCCTCCAGTTCCATAACCATACTGAAGCATTACTGCCACCGGAAATCCATTCTCAGTATCGGAGTTCGTCCAAGTTATAGAAATTCCAGACCTCGACCGAGAAATCTTATACCCCCACGATCTTGATACCAACCCACTGTCATATGGTGCAGCGTATGACAATGCTGATACGCCTTCTTGACCACAGTTATTCAGTACCCTATTAATATCCAGTTTGAACATGGATTTCAAGAAAGAGTCTGTCTTCTTGAAGGAGCCTGTAGATTCGAACGTAAACATACCGACTCCTTTCAAAAGATTAACCGGAAGTGTGTAGTTGCGCTCTTCGTTGTTCATTTAGAGCACGATTTCTTTGTGCAAGTTCGCGCATGCTCATCTTCTTTGGAGGAGAATTCTTTTGGTTGCACACTTTTACCAAAGTTAGAAGACGATTCAGATGCCAATACTGACATTCAAACGGTATCGTGAGTGCTACCATCCAGTAGTAAATAATCTCTGCTGTGATGATCTCACAATTAGGACCTTTGGACTCTCTTTCGTTAAACCAAGTAGCAGTCATCTTAGCATTGATGTAATCGTTTATGTCTTTGTAATTTTCTTGAGAAAGTCTACCGAAAACTTCAAACGAAACGTTTGGGGTTAACGCCATCGCTTGGACATACCACAAGGTCTCTTCGGTTGTCTTATCCTCAGAACTAAGAAACGGTTTCTCGAAGAATGACTCCCATTTTGAGAGGGAAACCAGAGAGTGCTCCAACTCCAAAGTAAACTCTTCAGAAGTTACAAACTCTTGTGCTTCTTCGTCGAATCCTTCGGTCATCGGAACTTTTATTGTGAGCACTCTCCAGCCCCCTTCCTATTAGTGAGTATCCACGAATGGGTAAAGCCAGTCGTTGTCTGTCACAGCCGGGAACTTGTAACCGGAAACCGGGTGAGCAGTTACAATAGTGTCCTCGGTAATAACAACAGCGCCACTTACAGAGACACCATTGATTGTGTAGACCACGCCAACAATCGTCGGAATCGCGATCGTGTTGGTGCCTTGAACGAACGTCGGCTGAGTTGGTACGGCCTCAACAACTGCTCCACTGAAGAATGCAACAACCTCCGCAGGAGTCGGAAGAAGCGGTTCTTCACCAACTGAACCATAGAGAGCATTCTCAAGAGCAGTCAAACCTGCACCATCAACCAAGGTCGAGTCGACTGTCATAACAGCGGTTGGCTTGAAGCCAGGAACGTCAACTGGAGTAGTAGTGACATCCCAACTGAAAGCCATTGCTTCTGGCTTATCGTTGACGGTCCCGTGTGCCTTTTCGGTAGGAGATGCGAGAGCACCATAAACCAGATGCAGTTTATAACCGTAGTCGGTCCCATCGACATCGTTACCCATCAATGTACGATACGCCAACCCGAAAGACTTACGAGTCTGTTGACCAACAGTAACCCCTGGAGTAGGTTCTGCTGTCCCGTCACACTGTGCAAACTCTGCCGGATAGGTGAAAGCCTCGATGGTCGCGCCAAACTCTTCGGCAGCAACGAGGTTTAGATACTTGATGTTGTCCGCATACTGCGGGTTTGCGTCAGCACCAGAAGGCTTCTCAGTAACAGTCGTAAGACCGTTCCATGCAAAACCAGTATCGTAAACTCCGCCAGCACTCGGAATGAACAGAACTCCGCGATCTACACCAGTTTCATAGGTTCGATCACCGACCTGATCCCATGCAACTTTCGTCATGGTGTGGTTCCTTTCTAGAAGTATAGGTTGAAAACATCGTGATTAAGATTGTTTGCTACGAAGAACCTGTTAAATAGGCACATCGGAAGAGCAGCGACTTTGTCTGGAATCACACTGTCCGGATCCCTATCAATAACCGTTACCTGATATCGTTTGACGTAATTGTATGGATTATTGCCAGCGAACTGAGTATCTGCAAAGTCTCGATTATAAACGATGCATGGATACTTCATTTGCACATTGTCTGGAGGTTGGAAATACACTTGGCCATTACCAAGAAGTCTCTCAAGGAGAACCTGGAGATCCAGCCTTTGGCCCATTGTAAACACCACCCAACTTCAAGAGTAGGCGAGGGCTCTGTTTTTCGACTTCTGAAATAGTCCACAAAGCCCCCGCCCACTTGATATAACGAATGGCAAAGAAATGTTCGTTAGCATATTCGTCAGCGACAATACTAATGGAGTTTCCGACAGAAAGATCGCTGTTGACCTCCTGTCCTTCTTGGAACCTTCGGATATTTCTGATTACATCGCCATAATATTCCCGTTCGACAATGACATCATCCCATACCCCATCTGCTTTCTCCACTGATTCGCCGAATCCGATTTTACCGAAGAACTTTGCCATTTCAGTTCTCCCCTAGAATCAGGCCAGGTAGGTGTAAGTCCAGTCGGTGTCGATGTTGTGTGCGAAGTGGTAACCATCGTCCGGAACAGCGTCAACCTCGGTGGTCTCCGTGATGACGAGAGGACCAGCCTGAACGGGCTCGTCGTCAACCGTGTAGACAACACCAGCAACAGTCGGGATCGTGATCGTGTGGGTACCCGGGTTGTAGGTAGGAACCGTCGGAGTGGCCAACGTGCCAGACACGCGCTTGATAACGATTGCAGACTTCGGCTTCGTCAGGG